CTGATGGCAAAATTTATAAAGCTAGAAACTTTGGTACAGGTACAGCAACTATTGGAGATGTTTCTGATTTTGGTACTGTTGGTGTAGATATTACATCACAATATGCTGGTGGTGGAATAGATTATACCTATGATGATGTAAATAATAGAATTCACGTTGTTTATAATACAGGAAGTGTTTTAAAACACGTTTACGCTTCACCAACTGGAAATGGCTACTCATGGTCAACACCACAAACTTTAATATCCTCAAATGTTGGTGGCGTTGGTTTTGCAAAAGGTTTATCAGGTTCAGGTAACCCTATGTACATGTTAGTACAAACAACTACAAATACTGCTTATAATTGGACAGGCTACAGTTATAACGCCACAAGTAATGTTTTTAATGTTGAAACAAGTCAAAGTGATATAAATTCAGGTTCACTAAGTAATAAATCTGGTAATAGCTACAGCTGTAAATTATTGTGGACTGATGTATCAGCAAAAACACTTAGTGGCGTAACATATTATGGTAATTTCTTACTACTAGGAACTTATAGTGGTTATTACTATGAAAGTAGTAGAATAAACTTTATGTCAGCTCGTTATAGTACTACTAGTGAATATGGTTTAAATTTTTCTTTTGAAGCATCAGGCAATAGTGGGCCTAGCATCTTTTTACCTGCTAATAGTGGTTTTGATTTTAAAGTAGCTAAAAATAATTATACAGTAAGTGGTACTAGTTATAGTTATTGTGCTATTGCCATGAGGTTACAAGGTAATTCAGGTGCTTATGGTCTTAGTATGATGAAGTGCCAAGATAACACTATGGTTTGGACAACAAAAGGAAGTTTTCAACAAAACAATCAAGGTAATAATTATAGTACAGGTCTTTCATTGTGTATTGAAGAAAATACATCAAATTACAATAATTCAAGAATTTATGTATTTTGTACACCAAGCACTAAAATCAGCTATCAACCATACAATCCTACTTTTGATAGTGCTAATGGTAATCCTCAAAATTTAAGTAACGAAGTAACGCTTTTAACTAATAGTAATTGGGGTTCTAATAGACCTGTCCTTTCTGAATTTACTGCAAATGATAAGTTACTTTTAGCTTATGCAGTTCTTGAATCAAACTCTGATCAAAGATTTTATTATGGATTAACAACTACTGATTATACATCAAGTACACCTATACAACTTTCTAGTGAATTTACTGAATATTTTGCTGCTTGTAACCTAGAAGGGGCAAGTAGCGAATGTAACAATAAGTTAATTAATAGAGGTGGAAGTGATTACGTTATATTAAATGCAACAAATAACACCTCCAGAGGCACTAAAAAAGCAAGCATAGTAAATTTTAATGAAAATCAAAATTTTGCTTTTTCATCTTTTCTTGGCATTGCACAAGCAACAGTTAGTACCAATGGTGCTGTTACAGTTAAGACTCAAGGTGCTACAGATAGCAACCAAACTAATTTATCTGTAGGGCAACCTGTATTAATAGACAGTACAACAGGTAATATTTCATCAGGTACAAATCCATCAGCTTCACAAAAGCAAATTGGAATAGCACCAACATCAACAAAAATTATAATTCAATAGGATAAAAAAATGCAACTTATACAATGGAAAGAAAAACATATAACTATACACGCACCTGAAGAACCTGATCCTGAAGGTGGTTCATTAACTGAAGATTTAAACTATTCCTACAATGATTTAGTAGTTTATATGTATGAAGATAATGTTGAAATAAATATAGGCGATGTTTTTACAATTATAAATGTAGACGGTAAAGATATTTTAAGAATATTAGATATTAATACATCAACAGCTTATATAAGAAAAAATGTAGAAGCGCCTGAAGGCGAATGGTTTGGTGAAAAATACTTTTACACCCCGGAAGATGGATACACATTAAACGAATATTGGGTAGATCCTCGTTCAATAGAAAATTTATAGAGCTTTAAATGTTTGGTTTTTCATCATTTAGTGAGTTTCCATATAGTGATGAAAGCTCTGGAGTAGCTGTTGAGGTTTTACCTGTTAGCGGCTCTTTATCTATCAGTGGTAAACAACCGACGATAAATTTAGGAGTAGAGATAGCACCTTCAATTGGTGCTTTAACTTTTAACAAAGAGTCAGAAACTTATTTAATAACAGTACAAAATGTAAGTGGCGCTAATAAATATTTTGTAGATGGTGTTCAGCAAGCATTACCAAGTTCATTAAAAAGAGGATCAACATATAAATTTGACCAATCTAATTCAAGCAACAACAATCATCCATTAAAGTTTTCAACAACTTCAGATGGAACACATGGTGGAGGTACAGAATATACTGATGGCGTCACAGTAGTAGGAATAGCAGGTCAGACAGGATCTTACATTCAAATTGTTGTTGATAATAATGCTCCATCTCAACTTTACACGTATTGTGTTAATCATAGTGGGATGGGTTTTGGTGTCACAGTAAGTAATTATTTAGCGCCAGATTTAATTTTAGGTCAGGACTTAGAACCATCGATTGGTGCAATAAATTTAAGCGGTCAACAACCGACTGATATAACCGCAGGCGTTATTATTGAACCATCAGCTGGTTCTTTAAGTATTAGCACTTTTAATCCTGCGACTGAAATAGGACACGACATAAACCCATCAACGGGTTCAATTACACTATTTGGCATTCAACCAAATGTGATTGAAGGTGACCAGCTTTTAACAAACACAGGTTCATTAAGTATTAACACTTTTGCTCCTGATATTGTTAATGGTCTTAATATTGATACTAATTTAGGATCTATATCGTTACAAGGTTTTGCGCCTACAGTTATTACGGGCCATGGTATATATCCATCGCAGGGTACTCTTGCTTTAAATAGCGATGCTGTAACTGTGACTGCTGGATCAATTACTGAACCTACTACAGGTTCTATATTACTTTCAGGTGATCAACCGGAGTTTGCTAATTCAACTATTGTGAATGCTGGAACAGGCTCTGCTTTAGTTATAGGTCAGCCACCTGAATTAACTGTTGGTAGTGCATTCGAACCAACTACACAAAATGTTACAATTACGGGCCATCAACCCAGCGTAACACACGGTAATTTTGTAACACCAAGCACTGGAAGTGTTTTAGTTACAGGATTACAACCAAGCTTTAAGGAAAATGAAATTGTTACCCCAACTGCGGGATCAGTTTTAATACAAGGATACGCACCTTTAGTGAATGAAGGTGATGTAATACAACCACAAAATGGATCTTTAGGTTTAACAACCTTTGCTCCAAGCGTAGATATCTCACTTGAAGTTTTACCTAGTACAGGTGCTTTAAGCATTCAGGGGTTTGCACCTACTGTTATGACGGCAGGTCATGGTGGAGCAACGATATATCCGAGAGATAATCGTACTATCAACGCACAAATATAAATTAATTTAATTATTAGGAGACTAAAATGGCAGCAGGTAGCTATCAAATATATAACAATGCAAAATTATTAATTGCAAACAACGGAATTGACTTAGACGGTGATACTTTTATCGCATTAATGACAACTAATGCTTTTACACCAAGCGTGTCAGGTCAAACAACACTTTCACAAGTAACCAACGAGCTGACTGACACAGATTATACTCGTCAGACATTAACTTCTGTAACAGTTACGGAATCAGGCGGCACGGTAACAATAGACAGCGCAAATATTGTTTTTGGTACTAACGTAACAATTCAAAATGCTAAATGGCTCATTATTTTTGACGATACAGCAACAAATGATCCACTTTTAACCTACGTTGATCTTGATACTGCGAGTGCTACAGGCGTTAGCTCTACAAACTCACAGTTTCAAATAACTCAGAATGCTAGTGGAATTTTCACAATAGCATAATGGTTAGATTTCCGTATGCGGTAGCTAAAAACTCCTTTGATGCAACTAAAGCTCCGGGGGAAAGGCTACCTTACAATATTAACTGGTCAGATATGCTTGCGGCAGGCGAGAGTGTAACATCTAGCGCATGGTCTGTAAGTGATAATGACATGACGTTAAGTGAACCATCTATAAGTGGGCTTGAGACAACTATAATAGCTCAGGGTGGCAGAGCAGGTTATAACTATGTGTTAACCAACACAATTAACACCTCAAATGCCAGTATTTGCGTCAGACGTTTTAATATAAGGGTTAAACAAAAATGAGTGATCTAAACTCTACAGCTATTGCAGTTGAGCCTGTTTTAGTGGCAGCAGGAACAACTTGGAAATGGAATCGATCTTATTCTAAGTATCCAAATGCAACTTTTTCATTGCTTTATCATTTTAGAGAAGTGAGAGGTATATATGCATTTGATGTGGCGGCTACTAGTGACACAAGTGGCTCAGGATTTGTAATATCAGTGCCAAAAGCTATAACCGAACAAGTAACTCCGGGAATATACGCTGGAAGAGGGTATGTTGAAGACGCTACTGACAGATATATGGTTTACGACAATCAAATAGAAGTAATGGCAGACTTTAAATTAGTTTCTCAAGGTGAAGATCTTCGAACCCATAATGCTAAGGTTTTAGAACAAATAAAAGCATTGTTAGAGAATAAATTTGTTGATGATTCACAAAGTTACTCAATAGCTGGAAGAAGTTTAACAAAAATGACACCGACAGAGCTTTACACTCATAAATTATATTATGAACAGCAAGTTATAGCAGAGAACAGGAGGGCAAGGGCTAAACAAAACCTCCCAACCGGTCAAACTATATATGGCGTGTTTAATAATGGCCTGTAAGGAGATATAATGGCTTTTTGGGATAGATTTATAACTAAAAAAAGCCCAACTAAACGCAGAAATTTTACTGCGGCTGGTTTTGGCAGGCTTTTTAATGATTGGAATGCTTCTAATTCATCTCCTGACCAAGAGTTGGAGAATAATTTAAAGGTTTTAAGAGATCGTTCACGTGATCTTGAAAGAAATAATCCAATTATACAAAGATACTTACAACTTGCTAAGCAGGGAGTGGTAGGGCCAAACCAAGGCTTTAAAATTAAAGTAAGATCAAGAGATTCAAACGGACAGTTAGATTCAGCTGCCAATGATTTAATTGAACGTGAGTGGTATAAATTCTGCCAAAATCCTGATGCAAGTGGGCTTTATACTATGCATGATTTATATCAGATGATAATCACAGGTTTATTAAGAGACGGTGAAATTTTAACTCAATTTTATAGAGAGCCAACAGCTTTTAAATTATCTTTTTTAGAGCCAGACTTTTTAGATTCACAGTTAAATAAACAAATGCCTGATAATAGACAAATAAGAATGGGTGTAGAAATTGAAAACTATACTTTAAAACCTGTTGCATATCATTTAGTGCAAAACCCTTATAATGCGTCAGCAGTTGATAATAATTTAATAACTCGCAAAAGAGTGCCGGCAGAAGATATGCTGCACTTATATGTTAGTGAAAGATTTGGTCAAACAAGGGGTTACCCTAGAATAGCAAATGTAATGACTGCTATTAAGTGGTTGCAAGACTTTAGATACAGCGAACTAATAGCCTCAAAGAGTGCCGCTTCAAAAATGGCCTTTTTAAAAACTGAAACAGGTGATGGATATGGTGATGGCTATTTAGACGGTGACGAAGGCTATATGCCAA